GCATCCATTTGATCTTTTCCTCGCACTCCACAGCCTCTTTTAAGCCCTCTAGTAGCCCGATATACTCTGGGTCTGCATACGCATCTACTTCTGCTGCTGCGACAGACTTAGCCGATGACTTAGACATCAGAATACTGCGCTTAGATTTTAGGAAGTTCTCTAGGTAGATTCTGTTTGCCTTGGCTTTAGCAAAATCTCCTGAATACTTCATTATGTACTCTACTGCTTTTGTTGGATCTATATCCATTTTCCCCATTCTCCCTTATTGCCTTTTTGCCATTGGTCTGCAAATAGATTTAGTAATTTGCTATCGATTTGGTATTTCGATAAATATTCTCTAAACTTCTGTAAACCCCAAACTGCTCTCCATTTACAGAGTTGCCGTACTGCCGATCTTTGCCGAAAGTCTGGCTCTGAACTGGGCAAAAGATTCTCCTGCATATGGGTTTAATCCTAACTCTCTGCCTTTAGCTAAAGTAAGTTCATCGCTTGCATACCAAGGCAATGGTGGTCGCTTATTTTCTTTCTGCTCGATAACAAGCTCATCCTCAAACCTTTCTTGGTTTAGCCAGGTACTTGCATGAGGAATAAACTCCCACTCTGTACCCTTTGCTGACCAGTATTTACGATGCTCTACTATTGCCTCTAGTGCTTTTTGTTGGTTGTCTAGACTTAGTTTTTCCCACGATCTTTTTGCTGTTAGCTTTCCGACCTTTTTGGGATATTGCGACCAAAAGTTCTCGAATTTCATTTTCCCTTTTCCCTTTCATGTTTTCTATTGCCTTCACTAACATACTTTCTAAACCATGCTGCAACAATATTTTATGTCCCTGACTATCAAACACTACCTCTACATTAGCAGAGCCATCTATGTTTTCTCTAATTCGTTTGATCTGTATCAGCATCTATCCACACCTTTATGTTTTGATTAAAGTCTGCTTTCATAAGAACTGGCTTATTTAAGCAATCTAACATTCTATACAAAGTCTCTTTTACTTCTTCTTTATTTTCTCCCATTACACCAACACCTCTTGCTGTATACATATAAGGCTCATGGTTCTTGTCGTAAAAGACCTCGCACACTTCGACCCAAGGTTCTCCATCGTTCTCGTCTGAAAAGTCTACCACTCTATGATTCCAATGCATTATTTACTTGCCAATATGTAGAGACCAACATTACTAAATGCATAACCTGTATATACAACTGCCATAGGCATATTCCCTTTTAGGGCTTGTTCACACCCAATATAGGCATAGATCAAGCCTGTAACGATAATTAACCAAGCACTCATTTTGCAAGCAGATCCTCATCACTTAACTCTTTTATTTGTGGTGTTTTTAGCAATTCTTCTTCCAGTTCATCAACATTTTTTGACAACTCCGCTATGCGGTCTGCTTGTTTGCGTAGCATATCCTTAACCTCTTTGCAGTAATCACGATTATTGTTTGGGTTCATCCAAACATAGTTTTCTAATTCATCTGCTAATTCGTATGCGTTCATTTATTTTGTGCCTTTCTTAACTCTATATGCTTTTGTAAGATATGCCAGAACTCAGATTTTATTACTTTCATTTTTTCCCCTTGTAACTTTAATAATCTTATACGAGTTCTACAAATAAGTGTTAAGTATTTTCCCTTATGTATCGTATTTGTTGCATTAACTATTTTTAGGTAATGTTTATGTTACAAAATACAACTTGTATATAAATGTTAGTTTTCTATACATTTTGTTACAACATATATATATTTTGTATATACATATCCTAAAAACAATAGAACGACCAACATCACCAAGGTGATGATTTCTACAAGTGATGTATCTTGTTGCAAAATCTGAATAGCTGGCTTGTACCAAACTACTCGGCTATCGCAGGTGTCGACCCTCGCTGTCTGCCACTTCCTCGCAGACCCTCTAGCCCATCTAGCATTTTTCTATAGCGTGCAGCATTTAACGCTTGTCTGGTTGCAAAAGGAAAACCCCAATAGTCTTAGGAGGGGTATGTCCCTTGGCATGGGCAACTGTCGACAGTTGGAAAGCAGATTTCTCGCTGACTGTCTACAACTACACATACCCCGCCTAAAAATACTGGGGTTGTAACTGCTTTCCTTGTCTTGGTTGCCACACCAGACGATTCTATTATAAACCATTTCTTTTACGACTCCCATAGATGAAAGAGGTTAAAACTCAAACTCTTTGTAATCATACCTCCCATTTTCTTTTTTGTACCAGCCGAAAACCAAGATGCGCCAGTTTGACCTTAAAACTTCTGGCAACATAGGCGATTCGCTTATTTTTTTTATCCGAGTAGACATATTGCTTTTGGAAGTAAGTTGGATGGCTACAGTCTCTCCGTTTCCAATAGCCAATATGTCGAATATGCCAAACAAATCTTTTTTTCGTTTGGTAAAAGCGTTGTACGATTCCACGACATCGCATTGGTAGCCTCTTTCGGTCATTAGCGCGATAGTGCGCTGATTAAGACTAGCCAAGATCTTGTGCTGTAATCTTGCCCTCAGAAGCCTCAATAATGGCTTTGTGGTGCTTTTGTGGGATGCTGTTACGCATTGACCAAGCGTAGACAGTTACATACTTCATGCCGAGCTTGTCTGCTATATCTTTGTAGCTACCAAATACTTCTAGCAATTTATCAAAGTGTTGTTTTTGTGCAACAGTATCCATATCTTCTCCTTTTGTAGATATTTGATTCTACATGAAATACATGGGTTTGTAGATATTAGGGTTTATCCTAGTATAAATATTCTACAAATCTCTACAAATCGTGTATAGTTCTACTTATGCAGTTTCTTTGAAGGGGAAATTACTATGTCAGTCAGAGCTACATTTACAACTAAATACGCATCCATGCAATCTGAGTTTGGCGAGTCTTATGCCAGCAAATTGTTTGGTGATTTTATTAACAAAGTTCCTAAGTATTCCAAAGGCAAGAACAAAGGCAAATACAAAGGTCAGTTGTCTTGGACTAAGGTTGACTCTGGTGGTTTTGTTAAAGAGGCATATAACGCTAATGGCGGCTATGTTGAGACTCGCAAAGGTTGGGTTGTAGAAGCTGAGATTAAAGATGTTTTTACACATGAAGTTTATGTGTCTCTTAAAAGAAACACATCTGATAACGAAGTAGTTATTAATTTTGCAAACTAGGGGGTAATATGAAGAACTGGCACATGGTAGTAATTGGAATCTTGTTAATTATCTTTGCACAAATTATGTGGTACGCAACAGAAAAGGGGATTATATGAAAGATAACTTTATGCCTGACTTTGAGAGCAGACCAGCTTTTAGTGAACAAGAGTATTTGTGGGAAAACCACATGAAGAAAGGTGCTGACTTAGATGTACTTGATGTAGATAACTTTGTAGAGTATCTTGGTAAGGCAGTAGAAAGTAAGAAAGGTGCTGAGAAGTGGGAGTTGTATCGCCAATACGCAGAGAAGGGTGATTGGCATAACTTTGGTCGTGCAGTTTATTTTTTAGTCCACGACCATATTGAAGATGAACTTTTATAGGGGGATGTATGAGTAAATATTTAGAACTTAGAAATGTAGATGTATCGGATAAGATTGAGAAGAAGAATGGTTTGTCTTATCTGTCTTGGGCATGGGCTGTAGACACATTGCTACAACACGATCCACAAGCTACTTGGAGTTATGGTCAGCCTGTATTGTTTGGTGAGACTGTAATGGTGTTCTGTACAGTTAATGCGTTTGGCAAGTCTATGACCGCACAGTTGCCGGTTATGGACTATCGCAATAAGGCAATACCTAATCCAGATGCGTTTGCAGTTAATACCGCTATGCAGCGTTGCCTGGCGAAAGCCATTGCTCTACATGGTCTTGGATTGTCTCTTTATGTCGGAGAAGATTTGTGGGATGATATAGAGATAGACTCTACAAGTCTTGTAGAAAAGATTGCTAAGTCTGCTGATCTTGTAGAACTCAAGGTTAATTTTGCCTCTGCGTACAAAGAAGTTGCTAAAGACAAAGAGGCTTTGAAAAAGGTGAACGATGCCAAAGAAAAGAGAAAGGCAGAATTAAGTGAGACTAGCCAATGAACAGCCAGATAATGTATGCCTTGAGTGTGGAGACAAATGGGGTATCCACAGACTCAAGAGTTCAGAGAGCCATCGTGTATGGGTAGACCAATGCGATGTATGTTTAAAACTCACAGCCGTAGCAGATGCCTCGGAATATGGATATATGAAGGATGGATGGGATGGAGAAAAAGTGGTGTCATAGTTGTCAAGTTTTTCGACAAAAAGATGGTTTTAAGCTGGTAAAGACAGGAAACAGAAACAAGCCTGTAATGCGTTGGAAATGTGAATTTTGTTTAAAAAGGGAGTCGGAGAGAAAATATGGCAAATAAATTTTTTGAAAGAGCTAGAAAAGTAGCAAGGGATATAGATGATGGGGTTTATATCTACACACCAAGCAGCACAGATATTACGATTAGATGGCGCAAATTGTATGGCTATGTTCCTGCAAGTGAGCAAGCAAAGTATCAAAAGAAATGGGCAGAGTTCAGGGCATTAACCACCAGAACTTTGGAAAATGTACAAGCACCAGAAGTGCCAGGAGTCGTGCAATGGAAAAAGTGGCAAAAAGTTTAGTAACAATAGGTATTTACATTTTCTTGCCTTTTGCGATAATTAAACAATCTTGGGATTTAGCGAATACCTGGATAGAGGAAATTATTAAATGAGAAACAAGCATTGCATGGATGCGTTCTACAAGACCCTAAAGGAGATAGATATTCCTTCTGGTCAGTCTATGATCTGTGAGCATTTTTTTGCTTGTGGATGGGATGCAGCCATCGATGCTTTGTCTATCGCATACCAGAGGCAATTTGAAGAAGATGGAGTCGATACTCAGCTTATTAGGAGAGAACCGCAAGAGCCACCATCAGACGATGACAAGGAGTGATTGGTATCCTGTATGTTTTATAAAGAAAGACTACCAAGCATGGAAGTATTATCAGAGGTGGGCTAGTGAGGTATGTAGTGTGTGCGATGATTGCACAGACGAGTATCAGAAGAAGATGAAGAAAGAAAACAGATGTTTTATGGGGGAATGTATGGAGCTATCTAGCAATAGTCGTAAATATGCAAAATGAACCAGTTTCTCAGGCTATTATGGTTGTTCGTGAAGTAGAGCCATATAAGTTTGATATACAAATAGAAGGATCTGATTTATCCTTAGAGGTGTCTCAGATCATGGTGAAGTTCTTAAACGATTGTTTAGAACAGATCCACAGAGATACAAAACTGCATTAGGGGGATTATGTTATGGTATAATAGTCGTATGTTGAACCATAACAGAATATACAATCAATTAACGCTTATACAGTCGCTTGGCAAAAGCAAAGATGGTCATCGACTATGGGAATGTATTTGTGAATGTGGAAAAAAACGGATTGATTACGCATCAAAAATACGAACAGGCAAAGTAAAAAGCTGTAAAGATTGTGCAAGAAATAATGCTGCAAATAAAGTTAAAACTCATGGAATGAAGTATTCATTGGAATATAGTTCTTGGGTTGCAATGAAAGATAGATGCTTAAACACAAAAAGCAAAGATTATGCAAAGTATGGTGGCAAAGGAATAACCATATATAAACAATGGATTGATAGTTTTGAAAAGTTTTATGAGCATATTGGTAAAAAACAGAAAGGTCAAAGTATTGACAGAATAGACAATACCAAGGGATATGAGCCTGGTAATGTTAGGTGGGCAAATAATAGCCAACAACAAAGAAATAAACAAAATTCTTTATGGTTATTGTGGAACAATAAAAAAACTCATATTATGGATATAGCGAAGGATTTGGGAATATCTAAGGGTGCAGCGCACTTGAGGTGGAAAAGGGGGAAATTATATGGAGCAGAAGCAATTACAGAGAACTGCTGAATGGATGCAGCAGAGATGTGGCAAAGTAACCGCTAGTCGTGTTGGTGATGTTTTAGCTAAGATCAAAACAGGCGAATCTGCATCTCGTAAGAACTACAAGATGGAACTGGTTGTTCAGCGACTGACAGGAAAGCCAGGCGAATCGTTTACCAATGCTGCGATGGAATGGGGTACAGCCACAGAACCACAGGCTAGGATGGCATACGAGGCTCATACAGGGCTTTTTGTGGAGGAGAAGGGGTTTATCGACCATCCCACGATAGAAGGCTTTGGATGCTCTCCTGATGGGGTTGTTGGGGAAGGATTGATTGAGATCAAGTGTCCGAATACCGCAACGCATATCGAGACAGTCTTGGAGAACAAAGCTCCAAGTAAATACATCCCACAAATGCAATGTCAGATGGCAGTTACAGGTGCTAAATGGTGCGATTTCGTATCGTTTGATCCTAGAGTGCCGGAAGATTTGCAGTTGTTAGTAGTACGAGTCGAGAGGGATCAGGAGTATATCGACTCGATGGAAGTAGAAGTAAAGCAGTTTTTAAGCGAGGTCTTAGACCTATTTAATCAATTGAAAGCGAGGCAGTTATGTACGAAATGAAAGATGGTAGTTTTAGCCTATTTAAGAATGACAAGAAGCTCACAGAGAAACACCCTGATTACAAGGGGTCAATCAAGATTAATGGAGTTGAGCATTGGTTTGATGCCTGGTTAAAAGAAGGCAAGAAGGGGAAGTTTTTGTCTGGGAGGATTGGCGATCCTAAGAAACAAGGATTTACTCCCAAGGGCAATGATGAGATGCCAAAGAGTAGTGGCATTAAAGATGACGATTACCTTTTTAGGGTAAAATTATGAAAAAGATTATTACAGCAGCAGTAACATATATGTTACTAATGGGAAGTGCATATGCTTGTCAGACCACTACAATTATTAGTGGCGATAAGATTATAGTTTGTACTGTTTGTGGCAGTTTAATTAGTTGTATGTAACCCCCCGATGAGATCGGCATCAGTAAGCGCAATGCTTACACCCTTCACAAGGAGTGCCACCCCCCTACCGATTAGGGTGGCTTTATGACCTTCCAAAACGACCTACAGAGGGGTTTGGAGATAGAGGAAAGGGTCTTGGCTATCCTACGCAAGAAATACCCTTCTGCGAGCCTTATAAACGCTTTTAAAGGGTACGATATTTGGATACCAGAGATAGATAAGGCAGTCGAGGTCAAATACGACCCAATGAGCCAAGAGACAGGGAATATTGTTGTAGAGATTGAGATGTACGACAAACCATCTGGACTCATGGCTACACAAGCAGATTACTGGGTTTTCTACGATGGGGAGATGTTTGTAATCATGCCTGTCAAACACATCTTTAAATGTATATTTGACTGCAAGCTACAGTATGTGGAATTTGTTGGAAAAGGAGACACCCAATCTAAGAAGGCATTTTTAGTAAATAAAAACACCTTGTTTAAGTACGGAAAGATATTATGAGAGGTACAAAGCCATCTCGTCTTTGCGCCTGTTTGTAAGTCCTTTTAATTCCTTGCCACCGGCTTTATTCCACTTTAGAAATTCCTCGGCAGCAGAATCAAACTCACCCCTATTGTGTTTCATCCGAAGGGTAGAATTTTGGAGATTACCGAGTCCAACATTGAAGGCGAAAGACACAAGTGCGCCAAACCGACCAGGAGTAAGCCCACTAGGACATAATCGTTGAACTCCGCTTTCAAACCTCGCCAAATCTTTTGCAAGAATTTCATCTACTTCTCCCATCGTTAAGACTCTATCCCATCCGCTAGGAATGGGTAAAGCCTTTCGTTCTGCTAGTGGTACTCTAGCATGGTTAGGATCTATAACATGACCTACACCGACAGTCCAAAGTAATGCAGGGCATTGGTAAGGTTTAAATCGAATTCCCTCGTGATGGGAAATCATGTCTAATACTTTTTTATCAATCACTTTTTGAAAGCCTGTGTACCGAACCAAAAGGAAACAACAGATGCCCAAATAATCTGAGTCTCATCATCCCACAAGAGATTAAGAGCTACATCGAATGGCACATCTTTGTGATATGCAAACCAAAATCCAAATACTTCTACAAAGGCAAACATAAGGAATAAACCATATGTGATTGCTGGTCTAACCATTGCCCTAGCGTTAGTTACCCATTGTGCAGCACCTTTACCAATTTCTATATCGTGTGCGTACAAGGATTGTCTTTCTTGTACTTGGGTTTGCATAGCAACTTGCTCGGTTCTTATTTCTTCTACACGAGCTTGTGCAGCGTAACCTTTTTCTAACAACTCCATCTCTCTTTCGGTCTGGAGTCTTGCAAGTTCTAATTCATGTTTTTTATCGGATTTGTCTTGGAAGAATCCTAATAGACTAGGTAAGCCACCAGTAAGGAATGAAATAAGTGTAGTGAATAAAGTAATCATTTAATGCCCCAAGTTAGATACCAAGCGATGACCGCAGCCAACGCATAACACATCCACATAACTCGCCTAACTTCTGCCAGATCTTTCCTAAACTCATTTTCTATTTCCTTTTCTTGTTTTTCAATCTTTGCTTTAATGGTTTCTACTTCTGACCATCGCTTTTGACCATGATGTTTCACAAAGTCTTTCTTGACCTGTTCTTCTTTTATTCTTATATCTTCTTGTTTTTGCCATTGCATCATGGCTCGTTTGAAATACTGCTCTTTTAGGACTTCTGCTTCTCTTATTTGCCTTCTGCGTTCTAAGGCTTTTTGTTGCGCTACAGAGGCTGCTTCTTTTTGGACATCCTCGATAGATGCACCAATAGCCTTGCCTGCCTCTTTCCCTGTCTTTACGCTTTCGCTAAATGACTTTGCACCCTCTAAAAACCCAAATTGATCGGACATAGTTCATAGGCTTAATTTAATTTCAAAACAAGAGAAAGTAGAATAGCAATAATAAAAGCTGCCGAACCTATTAGGATCTGTTCTAAGCGTTTTAGCCTAGCATTGATACCTGTATAGCGTTCAGCACAGACAGCCTCGTGAGCAGACAAGGCTGCCTCGTTCTTGTCAACTAAATCAGTCATCATTAGCTTTCAATCTCTACCCAAGCTAATGTAGCCTCATCCCATGAATATCTCTTAGGATTCTCTGCTGTGCCTACATCGGTAGGATAAGGTACAGGAGAACTCCATAAACAAGTTTCTTCACTCATTACCCAGCTTGGGAATGGCTGTGGTGGAATAAAAGCATCTCGTTGGCTGTCGTATGTGTAGCCAATGCCAGCGTAGTTTTTACGCAATGGTCTGCCTTCAGGATGTTGTCCACCATGAGTGTTGTAAGAAGTCTGTACCCATCCATGACCAAAGATGCCAGTATCAATAACATCTTGTTCTGCCACGATGACTTGGACTACTGCTCCATTTTCTACTTTTGCAAAATGCGACATGATTGCTCCTAAAGCGGTGCTAAAGAACTACTACTAGTAAATGTATGAATGGTATTACCACCAGAGGTTGTTACTGTCCCACCGCTAAATGCTTGTGAGCCAGCGTAAGAGATGATCACTACACCTGAACCGCCATTACCAGAAGCAACATTTCCAGCACCTTGACCTGAACCGCCACCGCCACCTCCACCACCGCCACGATTTGTTGTTCCGTTATCTGCATTATTAGAGCCAGTTCCGGGTGAATCGCCTCCACCTGCACCGCCACCACCTGAACCTCCAGCACCTCCCGGATAGCCTGCATTAGCACCACCACCGCCACCGCCTGCGTAAGTTACAGAAGAACCAGAGATAGAAGATGATGAACCTGCTCCACCAGCACCAGCATTTGATAAATTTCCTGTTCCTCCAACTGCTGATGCTCCACCACCGCCTCCACCACCCCAAGCACTCTCTGTTGGTGTTGCTGCTCCATCTCCACCATTATTTCCTTGGCTTGGGGATGTTGATGGGGTATTGCCAGTACCGCCTGTTCCATTATTTGTTATGCCACTACCGCCACCGCCTGAACCCCCACTTCTACCATTAGATACATTATAAGCACCGCCACCACCTCCACCAGCAGAAGTAATTGTGCTGAATATAGAACTAGAACCATCACCACCAGCTTGGTATGAACCACTACCACCAGAACCACCAGCACCTACAGTAACTGAATATGAAAGCGTTGGATTTAATACTTCAGTTCCAGTTCTGTAACCTCCAGCACCACCGCCTCCAGCATAAGCAAGACCACCAGCGCCTCCACCAGCAACCACAAGGTAACTTGCAGTAACAGCAGATACACCGCTAGTCCAACCAAAAGCTCCTAAAGATGCTGCACCAATTTTAGATAAGCGTGGCATTTATTGACCTATGCGAATTTAGTTTGAGCTGCGAGTACAGTAAAAGTTGCACTTCCTGTTTTAAAGATGACATAAGTATAAGCATCTATTGAACTAGCGTTTCCGCTAGTAGGAGCAGTTCCACCTTGCCATTTAGGAGTAACAGAAGAACCATCTACCTGTACAGCAGAATTATAATATGCTGTAGCACCATTTGTAACTAAGAAAGTAACAGATAAAGACTCTCCTGTAGACATAAGGGTATCTAAAGAAGTACCGCTAGAACCCCTAAAATTCAATGTAAAGTTACCGCTTGCATTACTTGTGTAATAAAGAACTGACTGAGTTGTAACATCGTAGTTAATTGTGCCTGTGGCTGCTGTAGCAGAAACTGTAGAAACTTCTTTAATATTTGTAAACTTAGATGCTGCAACACTTGTAGAACCTGTAAATATTTGCGTAGCAGTAAAAGTAGTGGCTGTGCCAGGGGCTACAAAGTCTGTTCCTGCTGTAGCTGCTGTAAATGCAGAAGTTCCATTACCTTTTAAGACTCCAGTAAGGGTAGATGCTCCTGTACCACCATCTGCTACTGCTAGATCGGTAATGCCTGTGATAGAGCCACCAGTAACAACGATAGAGGTAAATGTAATACCAGTAATCGTGCCACCTGTGATCTTAGGTGCAGTCATGGTATATGTGCCATCACGAATACCATCTCCGACATCTCGGATCTGAGACATCATATCGCGCATAGTATCGTTTACTGCTGATGGGAGCATCCCCTCTGGAGCACCATCTGGAGGTGCTGCTGTGTTATTAGCAGGGGTTAGTGAGTATTTTGTATATGCCATGATATGTCCTTAATTTTACTATTCTGTCTGTTCTTCATCAAACGATTTAACAACTTGTTGAAGTTCTGTAAATGCCAAACCTATCTTTTTACGATCTTTGCCAGCTTTTGCTAGTTTTTCCAATGTTTCTACACCATTAGGGCTTGTAATTGCTTTTGCAATTTTCTCATAATCTCTACCATAAAATATGCCTTGATAAAGATTTCCGATAGCACCAGGAATGTTTCTAAAGCTCTTGCCTAACAATCCTATAGATTCTTCTGCCAACATACCTTTTTCTTGTGTTGGAGAACCAGCAGGAAGTCTGCGACCTTGAGCTTCTAAAACATCTAGCATGACATTTAAGCCTTTTACTGCCTCAGATCCTTTTGTTCCATACACTTCTCTAAATGCAGCTTTGAGGTTTTCTTTTTGAGTGGTGTTTTTAACAATCGTATCTGCAAACCTAGCACCAACAGTCCCTGCTTGTCTAGATGCAGCCCTTTGAACACCCTCTAAAGAAGCTCTCATATATTGATTTAAGAACTCTTTTGGTAGATTAGGATCTGCTTTACCCATAGATTGCATAGTTCTTGTAACTTTGTCAGGGTTTAAACCAGATTGTGCAGGATTTGTAGCAAATACATCACCAAACTGTTTAGCAAGTTCATTTGTTTTAGCTAATGCCGGTATTGGAGACTCAATAATAGGAGCTTCAAACTTTTCTCTAGTTGCCTGATATTGTTCTCTAGCTGGCTTATAAGCATTAATTTGATCGTCTGCTTTTTGCAACAACTTTCTACGAGCATCGTCATAGGCTTTCATTTCGCCTGTAACCTTGCCTTGTGCTTGAGCAGCTAGGTTGCTATATTTATCAGATAAAAACTGTCTCATTGCTTCAATTCGAGCAATAGAGTTTGTCTCATAACCTTTTAATAGGTCTTGGTAAGCAGGAATATTATCTACAGCTTTAGATGCCTCTGCAATAACAGCAGATTCGTTCTCAAGATTTTTCATCCAAGACTGAGGTATTTTCTTTTCTTTAATAGCCTCAAATGCTGGAGATGCTTCTTCTGTAATCTGTTTTTGTACAGCCCTTTGTTCTTTTTGTGCTGCTTGTTGAACCTCTGTACCCATCTTTTGTCTTGTTGTCATTGGGAATGATTGTTCAAGTGTTTCTTGAGTTTGCCGACCTCTTGTTCCCATAAACTCAGCCATAGTCGGAGCAGATCTTGGAGTGCCTTCTACCTGTCTTTGGATAGATGGTAATGTAGTTCTGCCTTGTGCTGCCTGTTGCATAGCTTCAAAAGAGGTTACTGGCATACCCATTTGGAAAGATTGTTGCTGTAATCTTTGTGCTGCCTCTATTTCTTGCGGAGTCATGCGTTTTGTAGACTCTGCATACATTCTTTCTAAAGGAGAACGCATTACAGATGGAGCAGATACTAATGGTGCAGCTACACCTCCTACCATACGAGCATAAGGCTCTAGGTCTGTGCCTCTAAATGGAAAGGCTAATGATTCCTCTCCACCAGCAGATAATAATGATGGCAATACAGCACCAGGAACAGGGGCAGCTACTACATTTCGTACTGCTGTCTGTGCTAATTGACCAGGAAAGCTCTCAGCCCTCTGCATAGGTATATATTCGCCTACAGCCCTTTGCATTTGTACTGGTGTGGGCAGAGGGCTGAGTAATGTAGCAATTGGTCTGCCTGCTCTTGTTTGCTCTGGAGTTCTGCCCATTACTGCTTGGGAGATTTTTTCTGCACCTAACTGTAGTCCTTCTTGGATAAGTGCTGGCAAACCTAAAACACCTGTAACACCTTGCACAATAGGCAAATTAATCTTTGCCATAGCTGTTTCTACATCGCTTCTTTCTGCAAAAGGTTTTACTTTTGTATCTCTTGCTGGCAGACCTTCTGCTGATAATCTTTTGTCTATGTCTGATAAAGATGTAGTAATATCAAACATAGCCTCTGTGCCATCTACTAGCTTTATAATTTTTGCATTTTCAGCCATGTTTGTTCCTATTATCGTGTAGGTGTAGGTGTTCTTAGGTCTCGTCTTTGTGCTGCTCCAGCTTGACCTAAAAATGGCTTAAATTCTTCTCCTAATACAGATCCTAAACTGCGATCATATTCAGCAATTGCTTGCGCGCTATAATTTTTGTCTCTAAATAATTCTCTTGCTTTTTTCTCAATTAAAGCATCTCTATCAGCAAATGCTTGTAATCCTTTAGCCATCAATGCACGACCTTGTTCTGAGTTTGCCAATGATGGGAATACAGCCAAATATGCTTTAAACTCTAAATCAGATGTAGAACCAGAACCAGCAGCCCTAACTTGTGTTGCTGCTCTTGTTTGCAATGCAGTTGCTAATGCGTTTGCGCTTGCTGTATCACTAGGCAATCCAAGAGCAGTTACTAAATCTGCTCCTACTTTAACCACAGCACCACCACCAGCACCTTTTAATAAATTGTTAATTGCTGTTGCATTACTTGCAAACTCTCTAGCAGAATTAGCTTTTGCAGACATTGCAGAAATTTGTTGTGCATCTAATTTTTCTAATTCAGAATCACCTTTTCCAATAATATTTTTAACTAATTCGCCTTTACTAACTTGATCTATTTTTCCAGATGAACTAATTTGGAATGATTGGTCTTTTGGTAATCCAAGTTGTGTCTTTTCTTCTGCTGATAAAGGTCTAAATGATTCTTTTGGTTCTTTAGACATTAACTTAGCAGCCTCTACAGGATCTGTTACAGAAATGGCTTGAATAAGTTTATTAAGATCTACAGATGTTTTTGTTGGCAAGTTTGCTCTTAAAGCACCAACTGTTTCTGCTGCTGCCATATCTCCACCAAACTCAGGGCGAGATAACATTTCTAATTGAGATCCTTGACCTGTAGCCATAGGGATAGGAACTGGAGTTTGCGTAATCGCACCTCTAGCCATCTCTTGTGCTTGTTTTTTACGCTTATATTCCTCTAACTGCATATTAGTTACCATTTGCTTAAGACTGCGATCAAACGATTGGTTATAGCCTTCCATGCCTGCGCCTAGTGCGCTACCTAGTATTTGTCCTGTGCTGATAGGTTGTCTTGTTTGTCCAGATTGTCCTAACAAGGCAATAGCAGCGTTTAATAGGGCTTGCTGACCAGCACCAGACTGCATCCTTTGTGTTTCGGCAGGACTAATAAACTGAGAATAGTCTGGTTGTTGTCCGAATAAAGCTGATAGATCAATTGCCATAATTTATCCTAATAAAGAATTTGGATTTCTTGCTCTTTGTAGAGCTAATAAGTTATAAATGCCAGAGTAATCAACTTCGCCTTGTGGCATCTGTGTTCTACCGCCCATCTGCATTTGTGGCATTTGTTGTTGTGGTTGTTGTCTACCACCTAATAAACCACTAGCACCTCGTAATCCTTGTAATGCTTGACCTGGCGTTATTTTGAAAGAGCTAGGTGCTGCTTGTATGTCAGATCCAGAAGATAAAACTACATTGCCATTTGCATCTAGGATAATATCGCCTAATTCTCCTGGCACTATAGTTGCCTGTGGTGTTGCGCCACCACCATAAAAACCACCTTCTTGTATATCAGCATCGCCAAGCGAGACTCCCATATTGAAATCTTCGCCTGTGTTAAAGCCACCCATGTTGAAATCTTCGCCTGTAGAAGCAAACTCGCCACCGCCAAACTCACTACCGCCAAATTGACTGCCTAATTCAGCACCAATCTGTTGACCAGCATAAGCCTTGCCAGCAGATAAAAGACCTTCTTCTACACTACCACCTTCTTGTACTGTGTCTACACCTTCAATAATAGGTAATGCCCATGCGTTTCCACTAGCAACGGCAGCAGCTTTAGCAGCAGCTTTTACAGGATCGTCTAATACTTCTTGTATCTGATTTTCAGCTACATCCACAACAGAACTAAGAGTATTTTCTACAAAGTCTCCAACTCCACCACACATAATTAATCCTTTAAGTGTTTGACTGTATTAAAGCCAACAGTTTTATAACCTAGTCTCTCATAAAACTGTCTGGTTTTATCCATGTCTACTGCTGTTGTTTGTCCTAA